GGGGTAGCCTTCTTCCTTCAGCCACTTCTTAATATGAGGGAGAAGATAACCCTTTTCCTCTACGATATTAAGGGGAGCTTTGCCAGATTCGATCGCAGCGAAGTATTCTTCGACGGTGAAGTTTTTGATCAGGAACGTAATGAACGAACCCTTTCCACCACTACGCTTAGCGAAGTTCGCAATGAATTTACATTCCTTCCAATGAGTGCCAACTCCTTGCGGAGCATAGGTCAGCCAGCCGTTCGAGTCGAGGATCGTTTCTTTCGTGAACTTCGTCATTTCTCTCATCTCCATCTTATATCTTATAATACGGAATTCTGAGAAAAATGCAACTAAGAAAGTTTGAGTCCCGAGAAATTTTTCCGGCCGGCTGTTTTCGTCATAGCTCGCATAGCGGCTTCTTCGGTGAACCGTTCGCCGAACTCTGAATTATCCATCACAGGCTTATCGCTCTTTCTTGAATTAGGGCCATCCAAAATATCATCCTGAGCTGATTGCTCAACGTCATAGAATCGCATCTTAGCTCGATTCACGCCAATCACGAATCGCTTATTCTCGTTGATATCACCAAAGCGATTTTTCAGCTGCTTGATCATAATCTGATTCATCTGCTCAAGCTCTTCGGTCGCGATCAAAGCGAACATCAGATCAACCGTAGCAGGAAGTCCGAAGCTCTCACTCGTATTATCAAGACCGATATCAGAATTAGAATACCCGTCACGATTAGACTGCGTCGCAGTAATAATCGGCACATCAAACTCAACTGCTAGACCTCGAAGCTCTTCAGCAATCGACTTGATATACATATACGAGTTTACAGAGCCGCCCATCTTCATTCGAGTAGATGCACAGATATTAAGATAGTCAATATAGATCACGTCTGGCTTAAACGACTTCTTAATGCGCAGCTCTTGAAGCAAATGCCTGAAGTGTGCTGCACCAGCAGACGAAGTAGGATACTCCTTGATGATTAGCTTACCGGTTGTTCTCGCTTTAATACGAGAAATCTTTTTATCGAATGCTTCTTTTGGAAGCTCACGCAATTCATCAACAGTAATGTTCATTAGATTAGCATCGATACGTTCAGCAATGCGCTCTTCAGACATTTCCATAGTGATATACAAAACGTTCTTTCCTAGAGAAAGATGATGTGATGCGTTATGCGTCATGAACATAGTCTTACCGACACCAGTCGAAGCAAGAATACAAGATAAAGTCTTTCGAGATATACCGCCCTTAGTGATTCTATTCAAAAGATCAAGATCAAATTCTAGCTTTTGTTCTTTCACATGATAGAAGTCGAAACGACGATCAGCATCTAGAATGAAGTCATGCCCGATATTAGTATCGAACGATACAGACAGAGCATCTTGAAGAATCTCTGGAATAGCTCCTTTACCTCGCTTGCTATCTTTCTTTTCGATAATCTTGATCGAGTCCATGATAGCATTATAAACTGCTCGCTCTTGACAGAACCGCTCGGTCTCTTCTAGAAGCCAATCAACAGACGTATTGAGATCTGCACTATATGCTTCAATAGACTGATTACAAGTCTTGAGCTCATCGTCAGTAATATTATCTAGCGTCTTGAGCTTCGAGTATAGAGCTTCCTTAGTCGGCACCTTATGAAAGGTTTCGACATAGTTATAGATAATCTCAAACAAAATTTTATTCGTTCTAACTTGAAAGTACTCCGATTTCAAAAACGGAAGTACCTTTCTAGAATAATCTTCATTGCCGACAATATGCGCAAAGATAACTTCTTCGTCGATGGTGTTCAATTTTACACTCCTTACTTGTCGTTGTAGATGTCCCCGAGCTCTTCGTCTTGGATTATAGACCCAGACGATGAAATAGTATACTGTTCTTCCACATATTTTTGAAATAATTTTGATGTAAGAATAGGTAGCCAGAAGTCACGAGTATATGTATCTGCCTTGCGATAGTTCTTATCTAGTACTTCACCAGTTTCTTTATCGACCTTTTGATACCAGCCGTTCTTAGGTTTAATGACATGGCCAGACTCAAGAGCAATATCTAGAAGACCAGACCAAACAGAGATGCCGCCCTCAAAGGATACTTCGATAGGAATCTTAGACTTCTCACGAACATAACGAGACTTTTCAACGTTGATAACGAAGTTATAACCGGTAAGTTCTTGACCGTCCTTCTCTTGCTGACGTCCGATGATAAAGATATTATCAGCTGAGTAATAACCGCCGGTGCCGCCAGAAACAACTGCCTTGGGGAACATTCCCATTTCCATATACGTATGGTTCACTGCGATCAGCGGAATATCTTTAATCGTGAGATGTGGAGTTACAATTCGGAATAGTGACTTAAGCTGCTTCGCACGAGTCATATCAGCAGCAGACTTTCCTTCTAGAGCATCTTCAGCTTCTTTCTTCGAAGCTAGATTGCCGATCGAATCAATTACGATAATAACTCGATCTCCACGAACAAGAGAGCTGACCTGATTCGTCATATCAAACTTAAGCTGCTCAATATCGGTGATAGGAGTATGCATAACTCTTGCAGGATCGATACCGAAAGTCTTAAAGTAGCCTTGCGGAGCACCAAACTCTGAATCGTAAAATAGAATAGCAGCATCCTTATACTTGTCTAGATACGCTTTAGCCATAGTAAGAGCAAATGCGGTCTTGAAATGCTTAGATGGTCCAGCAAGCATAGTCATACCTGGTGTTAATCCGCCATCAAGGCGACCTGACAATGCAATATTAAGAGCTGGAATAGAAGTTGGAATCATATCTTTCTTGTCAAAGAACTTCGACTCTGACAGTAGGGAAGTTTCACTGATAGTAGAAGTCTTCTTGAGCTTATCTAGTATTGACATATATTTCTCCGCTTTAGCCGAATAGGCTTTCCAATGTATTAATCTTTACGGCGCGCCACCCAATAACGTCTAGAATATTTTCTAGAGGGCTAAGGAAGGCTTTCTCAAACTGCTTATCTCGGTCAATGCACTTCTCTAGGTTGAACTCTTGAGGCAATGCTTGAGGAACAGCAATAACATTTTCTTGAATATGGTTAGGAGTCTTGAGATAACAGAACTTTAGCTTATCCCCATCTGTAATAGGTGCATACTTGTTTGTAAGCTTCTGCTCCTTGATTAGATGATTATATAGTAGAGCTCCTCGCACATGAATAGGAGTACCCTTTTTATAGATCGAACTGCTTGCTTGATATTCAATCAGATTAGTACATCCGCGAGGAAATGCAATCTCTTCAAAGGGAAACTTATCAAACTCTTTTCGAAACTGCTCAATATAGTCTTGTACAGTCTCTTCATCAGTCTCCATAATGAGTTTCAGCGCTTGCTTGATAGCAATTCGACATGGAGCTGGTGTAGAAGACTTTACAGCTTCAAGACCCATAATCTTCAGCTTAGGTTCCTGATATCGAATACCTTCGTTATCATAAACATTCAAAGCGTAATGCTTCTTACCGGTCCAGATACCTCTCGTAGCAATTGCTTCACGCTTCATCTTCATGAAGTTACAGTATGCATTAGTCTCGATCGAAAGCTCTGTAAAGCATTTATCGAGGAATGGCTCGATCTTTTGTTTACATACCTTATCAACCCAAGTGACTTTATCTTCGTTCGAAGCATCACCTATAATAGCTTCTACTAGAGGACCTAGCTTGATATAGTTAGAGTCAGTATCTACCGCAATGATATAATCTACTTCATCAGTCTTTAGTAGCTTATTGAAGTATTGATTAAGCTTTTTCTCACAAGTCGAAATAACCATCTGACCAGATAGAGTAATTGCTTCAGCAAAGTCAACGCTAAACCACCGGAAGAAACGATTGCCGAGAGCGCCATAAAGAGAGTTCATAAGAATCTTTCTGGCCATCTGCATGTTATTGAATCGAGCAATATCTGCTTCAAGCTTTTTAGAAGGATTATTCTCATACTCTTGCTTGGCGTCGAGCATCAAGTTTTTATACAGCTTGCGCTCTTCCATCATCTTTTCAATGAGAGCTGGTAGAGCTCCTTTCTTCTCTTTAGACCACAGACAGCTGTTTGCAGTCAGAGCATAGTTATTTTCCTTTATGAACTTTTGAATGGTTTCATCTTGAAAACAACCATTGAGGATTTGCTCGA